AGAGAGAGAGGGCTCGTCTCTCGGCTAGCGTCAGCGCCGGACATTCTACACGCCAAGGATGGCAAATGCAAGTATTTTCCCTATGAATACCTATATATGCATAACTGCCGCAAATGTGTGTAAAGTCGATTTAATTTCCTATTAATTCAGGTTGCCATTAGTTACTACCAAACAAATCTCTGAGGTGTTGGGTGTTAGCCCAGCGCGTGTCAGTCAAGTAAAGAAAACAGGCAGACTCGACGGAACATTTAGCAAAAAAGGCGCGACTACGTATTACGACCAAGACTCTGCAATTGCCGCCTGGAATGGCGAAATCCCGCAGCTTACCAGCAGAATCTCTGGATCGGATCAAGAGATTCCTAGCTTTAACGAGTCGCGTGCAAAGTCAGAGCATTTTCGAGCAGAACTGGCGCGACTAGATCTTGAGGTAAAGGAGGAAAAGCTATGCGAGGCAGAGAAGGTGAGGAGGGAAGCCTTTTCACTTGCAAGGTCTGTGCGCGATGCTGTGAACAGCATTCCGGATCGAGTGGCAAATCAATTTGCTGCTGAGACTGACCCTGTTGTTATTCACCAAGCCCTTACAGAAGAACTGCGTAAAGCGTTGGAGAGGTTGACCGATGGATGATGGAGCAAAGGTTTATCAAGACGCATTTCTTGAGGGGCTAAGGCCTGACCCTGATCTGACTGTTTCACAATGGTCAGATAAGTATCGAATGCTGAGTAACAAGGCATCGTCAGAGCCAGGGCCTTGGAGGACGGATCGGACTCCGTATCTGCAGGAGATTATGGATTGCATGTCGTCAAGCAGTTCAGTCCAGAGAGTTGTGTTCATGGCTGGAGCACAGTTGGGCAAAACAGAATCGATTAACAATGTTGTGGGTTACATGATCGCCCACGCACCTGGACCAGCTTTGTTTGTTCAGCCAACGATTGAGATGGCGAAAAGGCTGTCAAAACAGAGGCTTGATTCCTTAATCCATGAGACGCCGTGTTTGGCAGAAAAGATTGCACCTGCCAGGAGCAGGGACTCGGGCAACACAATGTTCAGCAAAGATTACCCAGGTGGGATCTTGTTGTTAACAGGGGCAAACTCTGCAACGGGTCTGCGTTCTGCCCCTTGCCGTTGGGTGCTGCTTGACGAGGTTGATGCGTTCCCGGCTGACGTTGACGGAGAAGGTGACCCTTGTGCTTTGGCAGAACGACGGGCCTCAACGTTCTCGCGGCGAAAAATCATTTTGACTTCTACGCCGACGGTCAAAGACATGAGCAGGATCGAGACGGAATATTTGGCATCTGATCAACGTCGATATTTTGTTCCTTGTGTGCATTGCGGGCACATGCAGCATCTGCAGTGGAAAAACATTCAATGGCGTGACGGCGACCCAAGAACAGCCGCTTACGTTTGCGAGTCTTGTGGGACGCACATTGAAGAGCATTACAAAAGCGAAATGCTGCGGAAAGGCGAATGGCGAGCTACCGCCACGTCAGAAGACAAGAGAACGGCAGGGTTTCACTTGTCCAGTTTGTATTCGCCGTTGGGTTGGAAAAGCTGGGAGGAAATTGTTACTGAGTTTTTACGTGCGAAAAACGACGCTCCGTTGTTGAAAACGTTTGTCAATACGGTGCTTGGCGAGACGTGGGAGGAAGAGGTGGGAGCAAAGCTTGGAGCAGAAGGCTTGCGCGAGCGTGCCGAGTTTTACCCCGCTAGTGAGATACCAGATAAGGCAAGCATTGTTACGGCTGGGATCGACGTGCAGGATAACCGCGTTGCCGTAGGTATTTATGCGTATGCCGAGGGAGAAGAGTGTTGGCTGATTTCACACGATGAAATCTATGGCGACCCTGCAGGGCCAAAGCTATGGGAGCAAGTTGACGACGTAATTTTTAGAAAGTACAAGCGCAACAACGGAGACGAGGTCAAGCTTTCTGCTGTTGGAATTGATAGTGGCGGTCACTTCACCAGCGAGGTCTATGCGTTTTGCCGTGAGCGAATGAAACGCAACGTTTTTGCGTTAAAAGGCCAGTCGCAGCGAAACAAGCCTGCAATTGGCAAGCCAAGCAAAGTTGACATCAACTATCGCGGTCAAGTGCTAAAAAACTCTGCTGAGGTGTTCCCCGTTGGAGTCGATACGATCAAATCAACGTTGTTTGGCCGTTTAAAGCACAACGAGGAAGGCGCGGGCTACATCCATTTCCATGCAGAAGCCAGCGAAGAATATTTCAAGCAGCTCACGTCAGAACGTCAAGTTGTCCGTTATGTCAAGGGTTTTGCGGTGCGTGAGTGGAAGAAAAAGGCTGGGGATCGCAACGAAGCGTTGGACTGTTTTGTTTATTCGTATGCAGCATTAAACTTTTTATATCTTCGGTACAACCGACATACGATTTTTGAACAATTTAAGAAAGCAGCAATAAAAGCCGAGCCTAAGCCTGAAAGGAAGGTAGAATCTGAATATCAGCCATTGCGACGACGTGGTGCGCGTCGTCCTCAGCAGTCCTTTGTTACCAACTGGTGAGCATTCTTGTTCCTGAAATTGTTAACGCAGGCGACACCGTCATTTTTGACGTACCTGCTTTTAACGATTCGATAGGCACTCAGATTGACAGCGCAAGCTATACGTTGACGTGGTATGCCAGGACAAACGTAAACCATGAGGGCACAACTATTACAGGCGTAGCTGAAAGTGATGGTTGGCGCGTCACTGTGCCTTCTAGCGTGACTACGGATTTTGACGCTGGGCTTTGGACATGGCAAGCAATTGCTTCTTTGGGCGGAGTCCAGTACACGGCAGGACGAGGGCAGTTCACTGTCAAAGCCACTCTTAGCTATACAGGGCAGCCGCATGCATTTGACGATCGATCAAGAGCAAAAATTGATCTTGACTATGTAGAAGCTGCTATTAGAACGCTGTCGCAAGGCGGCATGGTTCAGGAATATACGATTGGCGGGCGAAATTTAAAGAGATACAAGATGACCGAATTGCTGCAATTGCGTGATGCTTTGCAGGCTGAGGTCAATGCCGAGCGTCGGGCTGAAAAGATTAGACAAGGGCTTGGCAATCCTGGCCTAGCCAAAGTGAGGTTCCGTTAGTCATGTGGCCTTTTACAAAAAAACGCAAAGTTGCACGACGCAACTACGCAGGCGCTCAAATGAATCGCCTGACATCCGATTGGATTAGCCAGGGCACAAGCGCCGACTCAGAAGTAAAAAACAGCCTGCGTATTCTGCGGAATCGTGCTCGGGCTCTTGTTCGCGATTCAGATTTTGCAAAATCTGCGTTGCGTGCTGTTAAAAACAACGTCGTTGGCCAAGGCATTAAGCATCAGGCACAAGTACGCATGATCCGGGGCGGCCGCCTTGACGAACGCTTAAATCCAATTATTGAGCACGAATTTAAAAAATGGAGCAAAGCCAAGAACTGTCACGCAGGTGGCACGTTGTCTTGGCCGCAAATTCAGCAGCTGTGCATTAGCAGCATGATTGAGTCGGGCGAAGTTTTTGTTCGCCTAGTCCGCCAGTCTTTTGGTGACAGCCGCATTCCGTTGGGTTTAGAAGTCATTGAGGCAGATTTGCTTGATGATGATTACACCGGATTTGAACCAAACGGCAATCGCGTTCGTATGGGCGTTGAGATTGACGAATGGTCGGCGCCAGTGGCTTACCACTTCTTGAATTATCACCCTGGTGATTATCAATTTAGTTACGCCCAGATTGCCAAGAAGCGTCGCACGCGCATTCCTGCCAATGAAATCATTCACTTGTATTCCGTTGATCGGCCTGGTCAAACCCGTGGAGTAACTGCATTTGCTTCGGCAATCATGCGGCTAAACAACCTGCGTGGTTACGAGGAAGCGGAAATCATCGCTGCACGTTCAAGCGCAGCAATGATGGGTTTTGTTCGTACTCCTGATCAAGAACTATTTGAGGATGGCACCTATCAGGAAGAGTCTGTTCTGGATTTCTCTCCTGGCAGCATTCGCCGTCTTGCGCCAGGGGAAGAAATGCAATTCTTCTCGCCTCAGCGCCCAGACGATGCGTTTACACCGTTTGTGGCGCAGATGTTGCGTGCCGTAGCCGCTGGTGTCGGTTGCTCCTATACACAGGTGTCAAGCGACTTTTCGCAAAGTAATTACAGCTCGTCTCGTCTTGAGCTAATCGAAACGCGGGCTCATTACAGAACGTTGCAGCAATACGTCATCGACAAATTGTGCCAACCAATTTATGAGCGTTGGATCGAAATGGGTGTGATGTCAGGTGTCTTGCAGATGCCTGCCTTTGACATGGATCCTGATCGCTACTACGAAGCAAAGTGGATTGCCCCAGCAGCGCAGTTTGTAGACCCACAGAAAGAAGCCGAAGCTTATAAGTCAATGATCCGGTCAGGCATCATGACGTTGTCTCAAGTTGTCGCCTTACACGGTGGAGATTTTGAGGAGACCATGCGTCAAAGAGCCCATGAGCTTGCAACTATGGATGATCTTGGGATCGTCTTGGATTCTGACCCTAGTGCTGTTAACAAAGCAGGCCAAGCACAAAATCCACCTGTTGAGCAAACAGAACACCCTGAAATCCATGAGGAGGATGACTAATGGCTAACGTCAACGGCACTGACATCAACCTGTCTCCAACTGAGGGGATGAAGTCAGAGGCAAAAAAATATCGCCAGTGGAAAGAAGAAGGCAAGAAAGGTGGCACTGAAGTCGCTTCTCGTCGCGCATCTCAGATTTTGTCTGGCGATGAAATCAGCCCTGACACTGTTATTGAGATGTCTGCTTGGCACGCCCGTCATGCCGTAGATGCCGAGGGCGAAGGTTTTAGCTCTGGAGAGGATGGTTATCCAAGCCCAGGCAGAGTCGCTTTTGCTGCATGGGGAGGTGCTTCAGGTCGTAGCTGGAGTAACTCAAAGTCAGAATCAATAAAAAAAGCGAGAGAGCGTAGTTATGATCCCAATAGCACGGAAATTATTGAAAACATGACTGAACGCGCTGCGCCTGATGCGCTTAAAACTGGAGATTTTGTTTCTTGGAATAGCAGCGGTGGCACAGCTCGCGGGCGCATAAGTCGTGTTGAGCGCAACGGGACGATCGATGTCCCTGACTCAAGTTTCACGATTACTGGAACTGCCGAAGACCCTGCAGCGTTAATCACGCTGTATCGCGACGGCGAGCCTACAGACAGAAAAGTTGGGCACAAATTCAGCACTCTTACCAAGATTGCTGCGATCCGCATGTTTGAAAATACGGCGTTAACGCGGGCGCATAGCACTGATTACGTTGAAAAAGAAGACCGCACAATTGAGTTCCCGTTTGCTTCTGAGGAGCCTGTTGAGCGTTACTTCGGCATGGAAGTGCTGGAGATGTCAGAAAAAGCGATGGATTTGTCTCGTTTAAACGATGGCGCTCCACTTCTTTATCAGCATGATGCTGATCGAATTGTTGGTGTGGTGCGGCGTGCATACATTAAAGACAAGCGCGGTTATGCCGAAGTCAAGCTTGCAAACAATGAGCTTGGCCGCGAAATGCAAGATTTAATCAAAGACGGAATTATCAGAAACGTCAGTTTTGGATACAAGATCAATGAAATGGAGGAAGATAAGTCAACTACTCCAATGACTTATCGGGCCACCTCTTTCCAGCCGTTTGAACTCAGTTTGGTGACCGTGCCAGCTGATCAATCGGTTGGCATCGGTCGCAGTTTCGATCCTGTTGAAACTGTGTCTACGGCCTCAGCCGTACCTACTACAACTCCTATTTCCATCATGGAAGAACAAACTCCAGACCTGGAGCTTCTTCGTGCTGAGGCCTCCGAGGCCAAAGCAAAAGAA